TGATCATATCAAACAGTTTGCTAAAAGCACCTGTGAGTTTTTCTATGCCCACAGCAATGATGATGGCACCTGCTATGAGTGGATTACGCACCAAGGCTGCGCTCAATGCAATCACACCTTTGGTGACCACTGCTATGGCTTTGAATAGACCACCACCCAGTGCCAGTGCAATCTGCATGATGTTGATGCCGATCTTTAAACCAAAGAATGCTATGAATGCTCCGCCCAAAAACACTATGTTCTTAATCACCAATTCCACTGCTGCGGCTGCAATCAAAAATCCTGTGCCTATGCCTTCTCCCACACGTTTGATCAAATCTCCATTTTTGTCTATAAATTCATTGGCACGATCTATCACCAATTTGAAAGCACCACTGATGCCAGACTCACCCAAACTCTGCTGCACACTGTCCACATTCTTTTGCAATTGTTGCATGCTGCCGGCCAATGTGCTGTTGAAGTTGCGGCTGGCTCCTGTGAATCTTTGTGACAGGCCTATTTCCAATTCCTGCAGTGCAATCCTGCCACCTTCAGCAGAATCAGCAAATTTTACCAATTGTTCTCTGCTCATGCCTAGACGTTTGCTCAAGATGTCAAACACTGGCACACCCATTTCGGCCAATCTATTCAAGGACTTCTGCTCCACACCACCACCCGTGATGGCTTTGGTGTACAATTTGGTTATCTGCTCCAGTGCTTCGGTTTTGTTGGTGCTGATGCTGGCCACATCACTGAATTTTTTAAACAACTGCACAGATGGTTCAATGCCCGCACTGCGCAATTGTAGAAAACTATCTCCCAATTCTGCTGTGGTAAAAATGGTGCCTTTGGTGGCTTGTTTCACCGTGTCGAAAGCCGCTGCACCTTTGCTGGCACTGCCTTCTACACCAGCCAAACTCACACGCAGTTTGTCCAAATTCACAGATGTGTTGATGATGCCTTGCAGACTGATTTTGGCACCAATGGCCGTGATGGCACCTGCAGCCAACACAGCCAACCGATTCACACCCAACAGACCCTTGTTGAGACTGTTGAGGTTGGCTCGGATGCCGTTGATGGCCCTACCGGTGTTATCTACGATATTGACGATGAGATTTTGCTCGGCCATGATCCATTGTTTTCTTTGTTTCGTCATGCTGGAGTTCAAAATATGCACTCCATATTTTTAATTCTTGGACAGAGAACTGCATGACTTCTTCAATGCTTCGGTGTAACTTTTCTGCTATAAAACACAAAAACATCATTTCACTGTCCTGTTTTAGTTTTTTTTTATCTCTTCCAGTGTGCTTTCCTCTGTGCTGTTCAATACTGCGGCTATGCGCAATAGCACTTTGGGATCAACCTCATTCATCAATGTGAACTTGTCAAATTTGTTGAACATAGGTTTGCCTTCTGGATCCAGTGATTTGGCAATGATGCTTTCCACCAAAGCCTCCACTGTCTTGCCTGCCTGCTGCAATTCTATAATTTTGCTTTCGGTGGCAAATGTGTGCGTTTGTCTATAATAGATATCGGTTTGCCATTCTGGCACTGTGATTTTCTTCAACTGTGTGTTGAATTGAGTGCTGAAATGTTTTTTGGCGTTTTCTAGTACGGTCATTTGTATCTCCTTTTGGTTATTTCATTCAATGTGGGTGCTATGATGCCATTGGGTGCCTGTGTGCTGTAACCTTCGTCCAAACGATTGATGTATGGAGTGCGGTTGATCACGCTGATGCCTCGGTTCTGCCTCTGTAGGTGCCACGCTCGCCTTGCTGTGCCTTTTCTTATGGGTGTGTATTTTTTCACAGTGACAAGCACATCCTGACTGATCTGTTGAATCAATTGCTGTGAACGCCGTTTCAATGCGTTCATTGCTCTTTCAGTGCCTGTCAATGTGATGCGAATCATACTATATGGTGCCCACTGTGATGCCGCCTGTTCCTTGAAAGTTCACTGTGGCAGTGATCAAATCATCGAAACTGGCTGTTCTGCTCACAGAAGTCACAATCACTTGACCGCTAAATTTTTGTGATGAAGCGGTTGAAGCGGTTACGAAATCCACAAACAAGTCATCTCTCGATTCTGGAGAAAATGCTTTGGTTGCAGCAGTATGGCCGGTATCATAGATAACCTCCATAGTGCCTGTGAAATCTTCTAGGCCTTGTAGATATGATCTGGACGTGTCACCCATTGAAGTGTCTTCTATCACTTCTTTGGTGTGTTCCACGGTCCACGAACGCACTTCTGCGATCACTGTTTCAGCACCTGCTGAATCTTGACCAATTCTAACTTGACCTAATCTTCCTGTTAATGTAGCCATGTTATTCCTTTTGGTTGTTGTTTGTTGTGTTTGTCTCCGAAATATTCTTCCAGTGACGAATCAGCACAGGAGTCATGCTTAATTTGTACTTGGGCTCCTGTTTTGAATCTTTGTTTCTCTTTTCAGTAGAAACAAATTTTTTATCCATAATATTATACAGCACTCACAGTAAAACTGTAGTGCACCTCCGCAATCATTAAGAACTCTCCCAATGGGGTGGTTCTATCCAAAATCTCCACGCTTCTCACCAATGTGTTGCAGGCTTTGGCTGCTGTGAGTTCACGTGTGCGATCTGAATTCAATGTTTCTTCAATTCTTTCTATCAATTCGTTGCGTTTTTGATCCACGGTTTGTATGTGACCTTCTCTGCCATCTGATCTCACAAAACCTCTAATGTTCACTTCAATGATGCCTCTGCGTCCACCGCCCATCGCGTTGTCTACTCGTGTTTCATTGCCAGTGGTGATCAGCAGTGCAGGAAATTGTGTGATGGCTAACTTGTTCACATCAAATGGTTCTCTAGTGACCAATGTGGGTCTGGGTGGTGCCATATCCTTCAGCACGATGACTATGTTGTTGGCTATGTCTTCTCTGTTGCTCATTGCTTACCTTTTGAGGCGTAAGAATGATTCCGATTGTTTTTCCGCGTTGGTGATTGTGCCGGAACTATCGATGTCATACTTTACACCTTCTCTCAAAATTAAATCCAATTCTCTCTCATACTCTTTTCTGTAAAACATCATTTTTCTTTCAAAAATGTCCTCACCTGGTTCGAATTTGGCTAATTTGGGATAGATGTGAAAACCCAGTGCTTGATACACACAAGCCCTTTTCAACTGATTGATATCATAGTTATTATCGTTGGGTTCCTGTCTTCCGGTTTCTAATATTTTAAGGTCATACAGTCCGCTTTGCTGGGTGGGCCACCATCTGATCTTGAGGTCTCTAAACACGTCTGCTGATGCTCGTGTGATTTCCGCACTGAACTCTTGAATGCCAAAGTCCGTGATCTGTGGTTCGTACTGCGTGATATCCGTGATTGCAATTATGTCCATAGTAAGGTTCTTCCTTATTGATGCTTGATCAAGTACTGCTTGATAGTGTATTTAGCAAAAGGTGCTGTAAAGGTGACAAAAGGCCCCGAAAGGCCTTTTGTACACAATCAGAATTAGTTGCTGACGATAGCGTCTGCTGTTAAAGCGACTCCATATGCATCAATCAATTCTTTTGTACCATACGCCATTGAACCCACAAATTCTGTGGCTCTTAAAGCATTTTGTTATCGTCAATTTATTTAAAATTGACTTCTGTATGTTACCATACAGGTCGGACTATATCATCTACGCAGTTGCGTAGTTCGGCGCTCGTGTTCCTATTATTGTTTCCTCAAGGATTAGTCTCTGAACTTTTTTCAACCCTGATTGGATTTCTCCAACTACGTTTGAAACTAAGATGCTGATTGCCCTAAAAGGGAGTTCCAGCAATTCACCGAATTTTTTAGATGCGCCTTTGCGTACGATTCTTAACGCATCTCTTTGCTCTTCTATTCTTAGGTCTCTTTTTAAGACATAAGCCAGTGCTTCTTGCGACATTACTGCGCCCACAAAAGCACCAGATGAAGTACCAGATATCACTGAGGATTCAAAAATATCCACGCCGGCAATTCTTGACACAAAACCTTCTCTAAGTGCGATATTACCCACTTCAGATAGATTGTGTGACATAGTTGCTCCTGCGTTAGTGATTTGTTTCTTCAATTGGAAGGCTTGGAATGGGTGTAATACACACACATAAGGACCTGGGGCTTGATTATTTCTCAAGACGGCTGCTGCTCTAAAAATTAAATCAGCAGTGATCTCTTGCTTGCCTGATCCCACAGTGTTTGAAAATCCTGCAAATAAATTTGCTAGATCTGTATCCACTTTCTTTGCCAATGCATCACCCATCTGTCTACCGATAGCGACTGCAACATCTTGTGCTGCTGATTCTCTACCCAAGTCAGTTAGTGTGACCATTGTGCCAATTTCTGCGCAAGTAATTTCCACAGATGTGGTATTGAATGCAGAATTAGATAAGTCTGATCCATCATTTACACCTGCTGCGGTTAAACTTGGAAAAATGGGCACTTGTGCAACCAGACCAGGGGTGCTTGAAAGATCATAATTCTTCACCAAAGGTCTAATTACTGTTTGTTCACTCAGCGTGTAAATCGCAGACTGAACAATATTTGCGTACAATTCCGATAGAATCGACGCTGTGGCTTCGTTTGCCATGTGTTATCTCCGTTGTTTATATGCGAATGCCTTGACCTTTAAGAAGTGTTTTGTATTGCTCCCTATCAGCAGGCTTCTTCATATCTAGTTTGGTTATATCAGTTTCAACCAATTGTGCCTGCTTGCCAATGCCGGTGCTAACACCAGAACCTTGTGGTCCTGCTTGTTTAAAATGTGGGTTTGTGTCCAAAAACTCTCGCACCAACTGTGATACTTGTATGGGTTTGCCCGCATCATCATATCTCACTCGGCCTTGATTGTCCAACACATCCACAGCGCCTGCTTCGTTCAGTTTGATACTGGTCTTCAGCAGTGCTGCCACTTGAGTGGGGTTGATTGCTTTCATCTCGCTGGCTGCAGATAAAAGTGTGCCATCTACCTTGATAGTGGTCAATTCCGATTCATACTGGTGAATTCTCTTTTGGAACTTGTCCGCTTGTTCTCTCAACAGTACTTCAAATTCGCCCCGCTTTTCTAATTCTTGCTGGCGTCTTTTGTCGGCTTCTTCCACCAATTGTTTGTAGTGGTCAGGATCCACATTTGCAAATTTCTTTTCAAATTTGGATTTTTCTCTCTCCACTCGCTGTGCCACAATGCGATCCACTTCTTCTTGTGTGAGCATTTTAACACTTTGGTTGTCCGCCTGTTGTTTTACCTCTGGTGAGGGTTGAGATTGAACAGTGGTCTCAGTTTGCTTTACCGCGTTTTCTGCGTTCATATGTTACCTCTTTGTTGTTTGAGTTGAGTGTACTCCCTGCCGTAGCAGTGATAGTGTATTTATGTGCAATGTGATTTAACTGCACAAAAGGCGCACTTTTTAATTTGGATTTCACTTGCTGCGATGTCTTCTTGCAAAGGCTCTGGCTTGTGCTTTGCTACTGAATCCCCATCTACGCAGTGCCAGTGCCAATCGAGTGGGATTGCCAGGTGTGCCCATAGAACCTGCCATACCACCAAATCTTGCCGCAAAACTGATTCTGCGTGGTGAAGTGCCTGACTTCAAGGGTGCTTTGAGATTGGCACCTGTGGTTCTTTTGAAATAGTTTCTGCCTCGTTGATTCAGTCCGCCGCGTGGATTCTGATAGATTTTTTTTACCATAACTTATTTAATTTCAGTGTTTTTGTAATCGTAATTGTATTGGCCCACTTCTGTTTCATCCGTAGTCCAACGGGGTTGATCTTCCACACTCCAAGTGTGAGTATTCACTAATCGGTTAATCAAAGGTGGTTGATTTAGATTCGTACCCATATTGCTGTCAAACACTCTGCATCTGTTGTTGGGTTGCAGTGCATAGTTGCCATTATCAAGTTGAATACAATGTGCGGCCTTGTGCTGATCTGGCTTGCTGGCATAACCATAATCTAATTCATTGTAGTCACCCTCTGTCCAATCCAAGGTGAATAGATATCTGCCTTCCAATTGTGTTTTGTCTCTGGTGGTAAATCGCATCTTAGCACCTGCCAGTTGATGAAATGTTGTGACTGCTATGTTGTAGGAGAATGAGTCCCACAGCACGAGATCGTGCAAGGGTTGTTCCTTGACTCCTTCTTCCTGACAGAATGCTGAAATTGGAGCACGCCACCAAATTCCCCCATCCTCCATTAGGAAGTGAAACAGCGGTGCCTGCTTGGGCACAGAACACACACCAAACACCACGCACCAGAAATACTTGTCGTGTGAATCCTGTAAATTTCTAAGGTAGTGGCCTCTTACATAACACTCTATCAGAGGTATGTTTGCGTTGAGATACATTATTTCAAAAGACTGATAAGGGTTGGCAGCAGTGTGCCTGCTATCAGTATGCCCAACACATACCACAAGCGCTGATCTAATTTTTCTATTTTTTGACAGAGGTGACTGATGTCTTTCTGCATGTGTGTGAGATGATTGGATGTGATCAATTCAATCTGTGCTTTGATGTGATTCAATTGTATGCCACGCAGTTTCTTTCTATTGCTCATCTGTGTTCTCTGGAATGTAAGGTTCACCTGTCAATGTCTCAAATATTTTTTTGTCTATTTCTGCTGATATCACTGGATCAGCAATGTTGGAATCTTTGGCCATCTTGTACATGGTGATGTCATTCATTTTGTCCTGTATGCTGAAAGTTCTGCTGTATTCAATCAGGCCATCCCAAACCACACCTTGATAGGCTGCATACAATCTCCAAATTTGTTCTTCAGCAAATTCTAAATTCATTGCTAAATTGCTGAGATGTGCATTCAACATTTGAAATTCTGTTTGCAATCCTATGCCGGAGAGTCTGCGTGACTCTACGCTTCTTATGCCGCCCAATGAAGCCATTCTGTCGATGCTGTCTATTTTTTTCTGTATGGTGTTCAACACACTTTCGATACTGCTGCCATTGGGCTGTAATAGATAAGGACGTAGATTAGGGTCCATGCCCTGTGGCATTTGTATGATGGAACCTGCACCTGCTGCGGCTTCCACATCTGATGTTTTGACCAACGATGGGTGATTGGTCAATCTAATGATTTGTTCAATTTCTGAACTGAACTCGTAAATCTCTTTTTGCACATCTGCTATGTCGCCCACAGCACTCACACCCACGCCTCTGATATTGCTTTTTTGATTGTACACACACACCGCTGGCACTCTGCCTAATTGATTCACCAGCACTTCACGTATTTCTGCTTGACGACTCTTCTTGTTCACTGCATACACCGTGATGGTGTCTTCTGTGTATTCTCTGATGTATTGAGTGTCTCCAGTGTATTCTTCTTTCACTTTGAGATAGGTCAATTGATAGTATCCGTTGGGCTGTCTTGTGTACTGCCAATCCAACACATTTTCTGGAGTGAATATGGTCACATAAGGTCTGATGTTTTGATTCAATTCATCTGCACGAGTGTAGGCTGGTGCTGGTGTCTTGTCCACAATTACCCAAGCGTGGCCATACACTAGTGCATATGTGCTGATGTCCCGAATGAAGGCACTAAAATTACTGCCATCCAAGTCTGAATCTTTTAAAAATTGTGGCAATTGTGGATCTGAGGACAAACTGCCATAATCACGTTTGACATCCTTACGCAGTAGAAAACTGTTGAAGGTGTTCACCACACTCTTCACGTGATTGTCCAAACTGACCTGTCTCAAACGCTTTTCATAGTCAGCCCTGCTTTCATAATAGTAAGGTTCTAGATACTTGCCTTGAAAGTAATCAAACCCTCCTTGATATGAATCGTTGAGAAATATCCAGCGATTGATCAATGATTTGTAGGCTGAATGCGCACTGATCACATACTCCGTGCGCAGTGTGCCGTCGCCTTTGATAACTCTGTCTCTTATGGTGGGCATGTTATGTCATCCTTGTGTTGTTGTGACCACCAAACGCCCATCTTGTGGGTTGTGGTATGTTTATTTCCTGTCTCACTGGCCATATGTAATCTATCAAATAACCCACTGCGTCAGCCATATGTTCATTGCCATCCTTGTGCACCACATTGGTTTCTTCTTTGTAGGTCATACGTTCTAAACTTTTGATAACTTGAGTGCATTTGGGACTGACGAAACAAGTTCTTTGTGATTTTGCATTTTTTAATTTACTATTTACAGCATTGATTCTATCTCTCACTGCGGTATGAGTGTGTCTCACATACACATTGAAACCAGCGTTGCGCAGTATGGTCAAATCACTGCGACCCGCTGATGCAGTGTTGCGATTGCGTCCAGCAGGATCTGGATAGATGTTAATTTTGGCAGTGGGATATCTGCGTTTGATTTCATCACACACATCATCTGTGTTGCTGCCTTTCATGTTGATTTCATCAAAAATATACAAGGTGTCTCCTTTGATGATGCCTATGGCCACACTGAAAGGATCAATGTTAAAATCCATTCCTGCATGTATTTCTTGTGGCACATCCACAGTGAGTTGTTGCACAGTGTGCTCACGATCAAAATTGTAATACACCATGCCTGAATATGTGTTGAATGTGGCATAATATTCTTGTTCAAATGTTTTGATATCCAAATCTCTTTTGGCTTGTTCTATTTCTTCTTCTGTCACAATGCCACCCTGTGCTGTGGTGTATTTGAAACTGCTCCAGTCCGCTGTGCTTTGTGCCATGCTGTACATTTCATAACTGAAAGAACCTATGCCTCTGGGTGTGCCTATGAACAAGGCTTTACCTTTGCGATCTGACAAGGTGGGTCTCAACACTTCTGTCCACACAGTGGGATCCATGTCTTGATATTCATCCAAACAAATAAAATCATAACCCTTGCCACGCAGTGCATCTTTGGCTTCACAGCCTTTCAAATATATCTTACTGCCGCTGCGCAATCTCAATGTTAATTCTGCTTCATTGGATTGTTCCAACCATCTCAACTGTTTGAGTTTGTCTTTGATTTGTTCCCAAGCAATACCTTTGGCCATACGATAGGAAGGTGCAACATATAGACATTCACGATCCTGTGCGGCGGCTGCTTTGCACAATTCTCTAATGGCACAATAGGTTTTGCCAAAACGTCTACCAGTCACCGCCACTCTAAAACGGCTGGTATTTTCACAAATCATTTGCTGTGGTTTACTCAACGCCATACTATATCTTTTCATCCGTCCAAGGCAATGGTCCCTTGTCATTGTTGGCTTCAGGCACATCTTTCATGCCCAAATATTGTTTGCTCAAAAATATCTGCACTTTGGTATCACCATTGATGGCTTTGTCCCACATGGCCCTGCGCAGACTCTTCTTGCCATTTTCACGACCTTGTTCCAATAATTTTTTGAACATGCGTTTCAACACATGCACCTTCATGCCCAGCACTTCAGCAATTTCAGCATCACTGCATTGAATGCAGGCCAATTTGTACACCATTTGTTTTTGTTCGGTGCGTTTGTTGGCTTTGGTAGTTTTTTCTATGTCGCTCATGCTGATCTTTCCAACACTTTGATTCTGATGTTTCTGCTGTCTTGTTTGGCGTTGGCAGTGACAATTTTGTATTCCACATTGTAGATACGACCTGCTGTGCCACCTGAAATAATTGCTGTGCAAAGAGTAGTGGTGTTGACACTGCTGTTTTTGGCCAATGGTGTGGCATCACCTGCAATGGTCTGCACCGTGACGGTGTGACTGCTAATGGTGTCACCCGTGGGCAGCCAATTGGTCCAATCCAGGGTGTAGTCCAATATGGCAAAAGGATCCTTGTCTATGTAAGTGCCCAAATGATCCTGTTTAAATCCTGTGAGTGTGGCCATTATCCGGTCCTTGTGTCCCTTGTTGTGCCAGGCACATCAACAATGGTGGTGTGTTGTACCTGTAAATTTCTTGTTTCGCTGAGTATCACACGTGATCTACTTTCAGCCTCTATGATATTTATACGGCTCTCTGATAAAACCGTCAAAATACGCTCTGGATCCAGCAATTGTAAATTGCCCACACTCAATATGGTGTTTAGTGCATTCACACTCAAGGTCACATTGTGTATTTTGACAGGTATGGCAGATTGAGTGCTGACAGCATTGAATTGTGCTGTGGGACGACCTGTGAATGCAGGTGTGGCACTGAAGGACACAGTCACTTGTGGTGTGACAGATGCAAATTGCACCGATAGAGCATCAAAATTCACAGTGACTTGTGCAACAAATGTTTTCTGTGTGCTGCTGATGGTGTTGAAATTGATGCCACTGTTGGTGGTCACATTCAGCACTGAATCTCCACTGCTGACACCATCGGCTTGCAGTGTGGTCACACTGTTCACATTGAATTGATTCGGCTGTGTGCGTGTGGCTGATTGACTGATTGTGGCAGTGCTGCTGACATTGAATGTGTTCAACTGCACTGTGATTGAACTTGCACTGAAAGCACTCACCACCGCAGCAGACAGCGTGTTCTGTTGTATCTTGGTGAATGTGTTGGCAAAAGACATAGCATCACTGATGTTGAGTGACACGTTATGAATGCGCACACCTGTGGCAGTGAAAGTGGTCACACAGGACTTGGTAAAAAATTCTGTGACAGTGGGTAGGGCTATGAATGGTTGCCAAATTTCTTGCAGTGGTTCCTGCCAAGTGCCCATGCCTTGCCAGTCACCTGCTTGATTGGCTGCAAAATTAATGGTGTTGTTGCGTATTTTTGCACCACTGCCACTGAAACTGCTCGCGGCATTGATGTTGAGAGTGACTGGATTGATATGACTGCCAGACGCAGTCACCGACGTCACACTGCTGATGTTGATGTTGCTGCTGAAATTGGCCTGTGCTGACAAACTCGCACTGCTGTTGCTCACAGCACTGATGCTGGCAGTGTTAGTGTGTGCCACAGTGCTGGCAAAGGTGCTGACCACTGATGGATTGACTGTGGCTTGTTTGATGTGTGTGAAAGGTCCGTCAAAATTCAAAGCATCACTGATAGTGAGTGCTGCTTGTTG